GTTCAATGATTAGTAAGAAAGAACTTTATAAATTATCGCGTGCTTATGATTTTGAGATTTGGTTTCCTGAGTTTGTTGTAGCTGCTGATTCCGTTCATGCTGGTGCTTGCCGAGTTGCTCTTGAGCGTGTGAAGAACGGATCTGTCGATGATGCGTATAATATCTCATCTTTCTTCCGCGATGTTCGCGACGGTGAGTCTGATCGTTACCTTGGTGCCCGTTTCTCGAACTTCGATACCTACCTTCGCGATGTGATCTTTGAATCTGTTATCGAGTGCATGTAAAAAAAAGAGCCCGCGCGGGGCTCCTTTTTATTTTACTCTTATCTTTTGTCCTGGATGGATCAAATTCAGATTAGTAATCTGTGGATTCAATGCATCCAACTTTGCGACGGTTGTTTTGAATTTCGCTGCGATCCCGCTCAGCGTTTCTCCTTTGACGACCGTGTGATACACTTTCACCGTTTGTTTTGGTTTGGGTTTTGGCTTTGGAACCGGTTTGTCGAACAGCTCACGCTCTTCGTTCCGTCTGCGAACAAGTCCGGTTATCACTTTTCCGCCGGCATGGCACCATTTCGGGAACTCTGCGGATGCTGCTTTGAAATCTCCTTTGTTGATGAATCCGACCAGGTCGCTGTGTGTCATCGCATAAATTCCCAGATTGTAGCTGAATGAAACGAGCGCGTCGAACTGGTTCTGGTTGATCGCCACTTTGACCGCTGCGTTTACGCCGTCTTCGTATCGTTTCAAATCTTTTTTCAGCAGTTCTTCCGCTTCTGCTTGTGTGATGGTTTGCCCTTGTTTTACGTCGCTTCCGTAGTGCCCATATCCAATCGTTAGCCACTTTTCAGTCGGTAGCGGTTTATATGCGTGAAGCACACAACCTTCGAACTCTTTTATTAAGTTGATTCCGTTCTGCGATGTTTTTTGTGTCACTCTCGATCACTCCTATTTGTTTAGTAAGATGTCGATTTTGCGTCTAAGCTCTTCGTTGATTGCTTTCAGTTCTTCGTAGTCCTTTTTCAAGTCTTCGATCTCGAGCCTGAGCTTCATATTCTCTTCTTTCAGTTCCAGATTCTCGTCGTCCGATTCTCTCTTGCTTCGTTTTATCTCTTCGAATTCCCGCCTCAGCTGTTCGTTTTCAGCCTTCTGTCTTCCAAGCTCGTTGTAGATGTCGTTGATTAATGTGTGCGAGCTTGTTTGGTTCTGTTTGCGTATGTCCAGTATGAAGGTCAGGATTGTGGCAAGTGCTCCGCCTCCGAGGAACGTTAGAACTGTTTCTAGCATGGTCATTTATTCTCCGCTCTTTTCATTGAATGAAGAATAAACGCCGGCGCCGATCAGTATGTAACTGATGATGTCGATTCCTGTTTGATATAATCCTGCCTCTGGTGCCACCCCGTATTTTTGAAGGACTTGGTAGATGAATGCGGCAGCCGCGCCGATGAATACTTTATTTGCTAGTCTTTTCTTCATTTTTCCCTCTCCCTTTGCGTTATTTTGCCTTTTATTTCTCTCGCCCGGGTGTTTGGTCGTGTTGTGAATAATCAGGGGCTAAAATGCGCTATTTTGTTTAATTATGGATAAATATTTGTGTCTGCTGGGTTGCAGCTAATCCATAAGTTGCTATAACTTGACGGATTGATAACAACGGATGTAGAAGTGGATGATTGCGCTACTTCGAGAGAAATTTGATCGCCTGCGTTGCAATACCAACAAAAACTATTAGAAATGTTGTATTCGCTTATATCTGTTTCGAGCGGTTGATACAAAAGGTTTGTTGGCACACCATTCACTTTGAATCGCAGATAAATGCTTTTGTTTGTGGTTGTTGGAAGGGCGAAGTAGTGCAAGTTCACCGAAACTTGATAAACGCCTGCAGTCGGGCAAATATACTGACTGTTTGCACTGTCCCAGTTTGCGATGGTTTGATTTCCCCATATTACCTTTGTAAAAGCCGAACTTGCCGGGAAAGTTGTTGTTCCGTTTGAAGCGATTCTCTGCATGAAAGGTTTTTTGATTGTCTTCTTGACCCAGTTTGTTCCGTCGAATTCCAAACGGTCGCCCGCGACTGCGCCTGTGACGTTCACATCCTGGATGTTATCGAGTTTGTCCTTGAATTTGTCGAACTTTCTTGTGTCGTCGCTTGTGAATAAATCGCCCCATGCTGTTCCGTCGTATCGATAGAATGTGAATGATCCGTCTGATTCTTGTTTGATGTGTACATCGTTCGCTGTTGGTGCATTCGGCAGACTCGTTCCGAATGTGATTACGTTTTGCTTGTTTGGATCGTTCAGTTCCTTTGCTCCGCCGAACCAGTCGTTCCAGTCTTGCTCGTACTGCGCTGTGTGCGTGTTATACCAATCGACCCACTGGTTGTAGATTTGAGTGGTATCAACTGATGCCACTAATGATGTGACATATCCGCATTTCGTTGAGTCGAGCCGTGTATCAGTGATTGCGCTTTGCGGGATGCTTCCGGCTGATGCTGCAACGGTAATCTGCGCTAGACACAGCTCGTATATCACGTCTGTTCTCGTTAATGTCGGCGCGACTGGAGACGCGCTTGGTGTTCCGAGTCGGTAGACGATTTGGATCAAGTTTTGGGTTAGATCCAATTGCAGACAGATGATGTCTTTTCTCCCGAGCGTTCCATCTGGCGCTGTGATGGTGATGTCTTTTTGCTGCATTAATTCGTAATAATACCCGTTGATGTATCCGATCCCTGGTTGAACACTCACCACCATATTTGAGTTGCTCGTTACTTGCAGGTTGCCGGTTTTGTTTATCACACCGCTAGAAATAATGGAGTTGAAAAAGTCCGCGAAGTCTGCGCTTGTGTAGACCCTGGTTCCTGTTCCATCGTCATCAAAAAAACTGTATTTTTCCACTTTGTTGCCCCCTATTCATCGAATTCGATTTCGAATTGGCTTTTTTCTTGGATGATCGTTTCTTTTACTTTTACGATTCGTTCATGCTTGATGATCCCGTATCCTTCGTGAATCACTGAGACAAGATCTCCGACGCAGTAATCAACGCCGAACACTTGAGCCAGGTCGTTATTCAGAACGAATGTGTAATTGTTCAGCTTGAAATTCCGGTATAAATCGAGGTTGCTTCTGCTTTTCAACAGGTTTGTGACTTGTGTGTTGGTGAGCGTGACACCGTTTTCGTCCTGCATTCCCTTTGTGATGTCTGTCGCCTGGTCGAACATCTCGAAGCGGTTCCATCCACTTCCCGATCCCGTTGTAAGCGAGATGGGTCCTGTTTCGTCTCCTGTCACGGCGTACACCACGTTTTTGTAGTCCTTCTGACTGGTTAGAATCATCTCATCCCGTGTGTCGTTCCATTTGTGTGACCATCTGACGGGTTCGACTGCGCTTTGGTTGATTGTCCTGTCTGTTCCTGCGAAGGTTTCAAACTGGATATTTTTTGCCGCCGGATCGTAATTGAACCGGTAACCAATCCCATAGCTTTTGCTTAGTTCGCTGATGATGCTGTAGATCGTTTCTCCGTAGTAGTCGACTTCGATCTGGGCTCCTGCGATGTTGTTCGATTTCAGCGTCATGTTCGGTATTTTCCGATTTGCGTCGGTTGGGTTCTGCAGATTGGTCATCACGAGCGAATGCATCACGAGTTCTGGGCTCGCGGTGATTCCGATCGGTTTTGAAACAACCCGCATGTCCAGGAGCCCTTTCAAGTCGTAGCACATTCCAATGATCGTCTTGTCCGTTTCATTGATTTCGATCGTGTGGATCATCCAGCCTTTCGTCTGGTTCTTCCGGTACAGAATGTTCCCGAGCTTCATGATCGCATAAAGCTCCGGCGAGTAATCGGTGGTGAAGGTTAAATTATCCGCTTCATAGAAGTTGTGTTCGATCTCGATCTGGATGTAGCTGTCCATCACGCCTTGAAGCGTGAAGTTCTGGTCGAAGATGTACCACATCTAAATGCCTCCCATCCTCTCCTGGAATCCCATGAGCACTTGCATGAACTGGGTTCCAGATGTCGCCGAGAAACGGAAAATATTGTCACCCACATGCAATAAAATGAAATCAGAATTTAGGTCCAGGCTGTAATAAAAATTTTCCTTTACGCCGTTTCGCCATCTTGAAACTTCCTTCTTGCGACCTGTGTTGATGACCACTTCGTCGCCGGTTGCGAGTGTCGTGTTTAACTGGATCATTTCCTGTGTGTACACATTTGTGATGCTTGGGTTGATTACTTCTCCGAATGCTTTTATCGTGATCTCGAGCGGCGCTTCTAACATTCCGGCGTTGTAAATCGATTGAATCAATGAATTGTTTTTCTCAGACATTTTGATCCCACCTGTTCCGAATGTTAAAGGAAAACTGAATTTTGGTGTTACATTTGAAAAAGTGATAATGCGATTCTGCTTATAGACGAATGGATCGGCTGATATCCACTGTAAAAGAAAACGCTGAAAGCTCTTGTTTGAGTTATCAAAGTCGTTGTTAAACACGGGAAAGCTCGCGGCGTTTGCGTATATAAAATACGTTTCTTTGTCGGTTTCGATTTCGATTGTGATCGTGTTCTTCGGATTTACCACTCGGTATAAAAGTTCCCGGTTGTTCTGAATCTCCTTGTCGGTCATCCCGTAGACGTTGATCATTCCTTCGATTTCAAAGTCGCGGCTGTTGTACCTTGAATTGAGGAGCGTTCCTCCGTCCGATCCGTTTTGGATGATGTTCATGTCTGCTGACAACCCGCTTAGATCGATGTCTTTTGCTAATTTAAAAGGGTAGTCCGTTAAGACCACCCTTTCCCGATCGGTTACTAATGTTACTTTCATCTAGAGATTCCTCCCTGGAATGCGAGCCTTCTCAGCATTCTTTGGTTTTCCAGTGCCGTTCTGAATGGGTCATTGCTGTTCACCGTGATCGATGGGTTAAAGTTCGTCGTGTTGTTTGTCGTTGGTCCCATTCCTCGAACACCGGATTGTGGCACGACTGCATTCAGCGCCGGGATGGTTGCCGCTGCCATTTTCTCTGTCATTGATTGAAGCTGCGGGAGCGACTTTTCCATTCCCATTGCGATACCAGTTGGAATATGCACACCAACCTGCGACGCGAGAACCCTTGACGGGCTTTTGATCCCGAGCTTGTCCTTGAGCCATTTCGGCAGCTTGTCCGCCATTCCCTGTATTTTTTTCTTTAATTCGTCCATGGTATGGTCGATTCCGCGGATGATGCCTCTGACGATATCGCGTCCGATGTCACTAAGGTCGATGCTATTGAAGAATTTTACGGCTTTGTCCCATCCGTTTTTGAAGGCATCTTTAACCGCGTTGAATTTCTTTTCTACGGCTGTAATGATTTCTTGAGCCTTCTTTGTTACTGCCTCTTTGAGTTGTCCCCAGATGATCGCTCCTGCTGAGATCATTCCGGAGATCGCTGAGGTGAATCCTTTTTTCATGCCGTTGAATTTTTCAACAACTGAATTCTTGTACACTTCCCACTTGCTTAGGACTTGTCCTGTTTGCCAGTTGACTTCTTTGATGTGTTCTCCGGATTGTGCTTTGGCTGCTTTAACGACTCCTTGATG